GTAAGATTTTCTTTTCAATATATTTATTGTTGTATATTTAAGGACTTAACTAGATGAGTAGATGAAACTCATCTCTCAATTCTTCGTACTAACGAAGAATTATGTCACTTTTGCTAGTGACGTCCTTGAATCAGCTCTTAGAGCATTTAACAAAAAAGAAAAAGCTAACCCCCACACCATAGAATTAATAAAGAAATACTGAGAATATATACATTGGTACTATAATACTTAAGGCTTAAATATGTACACTGCAGCAATAGGAGGTAAAAGAGCACCTAATATGTTTGTATGGCCTATGCCAGATGGATTGTTTTGGATACGCAGCAGCGTTCGCCGGTGCAGCTATAAACGGAGTTTAATTATATTAAGTATACGAATAAGGCAGATCATTAGAATAATAAGATGACTTATTTAAACAACTCTATTATTTACTTTTTAGTAATAGAACATATACTCTCAAGGAAGAAGCTCTTATTAGGGAATAAACGGGAGTAAATTACTAAGAGTTGACACATGATTTTATAAGAAGCAACTTTGACAGTTAGTAAAAATATTTGAAATATTATAAAACACTAGAACATTAATGTACTCCACAAATAACATTAGCAGACCACATATTACCATTGTTTACTTAGTAGTAGTTTTAAAATTTTTCTAAGTCTTTAAAAGACCTATAATAGTATACATTTCATTATGGTGTAGCTTATCATAATAGTGTAATAAAAACTAATGTACCACTTTCGCTAAAATAATATTAAGATTTGATTTTTATGATTTCTATGAAATAAAATTTAGACCATTTACAATTACCCCCAATTGCCTAAAGTGCCTATTAAGTTATAGATAATAAGTTTAAAAGCTCCTTTTCAGAATTTTATCCAGATAAATTTTTAAGACATGTTTTGGACAAACCTATAACCAAAGCAAATGAGAATAAGTCAGTTAAGAAATAAGTTTAGGTGTAACTCAAGAAACCCTTTTAAGTACCAGATGAAATAATGAATATGAGTAATAAAGACAGAAAGAAATTTTATTACAAACAAATAAGAGAATTGGGTTAAGAATAACAAGAAGTTTGGTAAGAATTTAATAAACAACACGTTATGAAATAATAAAGACTAGCAGAAGACAAGCGATTAACTGATAATTTATTGAGGTATGCAGAAGATAGGAATAGACGTGGAGATTACGATATGACAGAATAAGCAGTATAATCATTACGATACTTAAATCATGAAAATCCATTCGCATTTAAAAGTGAGAAAGACTTGTTGGGTAAAAAGTAAATATTGGAAGAAATGTCACGCATGCACATAAATGAAGCTGCTACTTTAGAAGCTTATTATAAAGTATTCGTATTTTGTAATCCAGAGGCTTTCAATGAATAAGAATATGCAAGAGCTTAAGAAATAGAATTAGACTGGATAACACCTACTTTATTTAAAATGATATCTAGAGCTATAACATAAATAGATATGAGACTAAATTACAAATAATAAGCCTCGCTTTTCCACAATAAATATATGGTTAATGAAGA